ATCAACAAGAACGTACTCGTCATTCATTCCATCCCAAATAGTCATGTTCATGCCGGGGAAGATTCCTGTTGAGTCAGTTACTTCAAGAGTGTAAGAGCCGGCGTTAGTTGTCGTAGTTGTAAAAGTGTTAGACCAGCCATTGATGTATGTCCACTGAGCGAATAGTTCTGCGTCAGGAGCCCAGTTTCCACCGGCGATTGTTAGCGGACCAACCGAAAGACCAATGCTTGAAGCGTACGTAACAATGAACTGCTCGCGCTCAATTGAACATGTGTCGTTATTAATCGTGATGTCGTACATTCCTTGACCCGGACCCCAACCAATTTGGAAGTCTGTTACGGCAAGGATTGGTGTGAAGTACGGATTGATAATTACCTGAGCGTAACGATTTGGTCGGTAACGTCCGTTTTCTGTGTTGATAGTTGCGTTGAGAGAACCGTATTGACCCATAGTGAACAGGTCAGCCATAGCGGAAGCGCGAACGATTAGTTCTGCGAGCGAGCGGTCTTGAACAGCCTGAGAGCCATTCTCGACCAGATTAGAGAAATCAATAGCGGAGGCGGTGGCGGAAAACTTAACCTCGTCTAGAGAGACATAAGGCTCAATGCGCCCCGATTGTTGTATCCATGAAGCGGTGGCGATGTTACTCATCTGTTGAACTTTCTGGTATCAATTCAGTACCACCGCAACGACCGCACTTGTCGCGGTACAAGCCAACGAAATGACATGACTGGCATTCATAACCATTTGCATTACGAAATGTGATACCAGCCACAGCGAAGTCTCCTGATTTTTTTAGTAATTGTGCTTCTGCTCCCGAAACGTTAAAGGTTCCGTCTTTAGAACGATTGATAACTTTGTTACCAACCTCTACCTGTTGTAATCCTTTATCGCTGCCTACAAGTCTCATACTTTTATTCTCCCTTAAAAAGAGAAGTGGTGCAAGGGTCAGGGGAGGCAAACCCTTGCACCACACTCTCCGTGCTAGCCGATTACTCAACTAGCGATTTGTAACCAATCGTTATGAAACGATGTTGGTGATTGCACCAGACCAAGCCGGAGCGCGGAACGCAAGTGTTCCGTACTGGTAGGTCGAGATGTCCCATGACAACTGAATCTGTGGCCACTCAAGGACAATCATGTCCTGAACGTTAACCACTTGAACAGTCTCTGAAACACCTGAGTCTGGGAATGGCAATGTCTTGCTGTGAACCAGAGCAACACCAGCAGGCATGTATGGGTGAGCAACAACGTCAACCATCTTTCCTGTTGATTCGTTCTGAATCGCAGTGACTACTGAACCAATTGTTACTCCGTCGCTACCTGTCTGGTAGTTAAGACGGTAACCAGTTGGTGTACCTTCCTGCTGGATGCTCGCTGCCAATGCCTTACGGATTGAAGCAGTTGTGAGAATCATGTCAGGGTCAGCAATAACTGATGAGTAAAGGTTGTAGAACACTGACTGGAAGTCGTTACCCGGAACGCTCTGTGAAAGAGTGCTGTTTAGTGCAACAACGTTTCCTGCAAGAGCAGGGTTTGTCAATGTTGATACGTAACCGTCGTAACCAAGTGAGTTACCCGAACCGTTGTCCGCAGAAGTCGAAGGCAGAGCCGAGACAGAAGCGAATGTGGTTGGTGAGTTTCCGTTAGTTAGAACAGTTGTTCCCTTGTAGTAAACACCAGCAGAAACAGTTACGTAAGTGTTGATTGCAATAGTTCCAGCAGGAACGCTTGACAATGCAGACAACTTAATTCCGTTTCCAGTTGAACCAGAAGCAATTGTTCCGGCGCTGATTGCCTGTGACTCACCAGCAGAAGAACTGAAAGTAAGGATGACAGGTGCAGATGTTAATGATGGAAGTCCAGTTCCAGTTGTTGCTGTGTCAGTAACAGCAGTTGCAGTAACGCCACTGATGTTGATTACTGAAGCACGACCGTTGAGCATGTTGCGCTCTTCTCCAAGCATGTGAGCCCAGATTGTGCTTGTGTGTGACAACTGGCGGAGGTCTGTGTATCCCTGTCCTGCGAATTGAGCAGTAAGGTCAACTTGGTCAGAAACACCCTGGTTAACGTGTGACAAAACAATCTTGTCAGCAGCGTATTGAATCTTCGCTGGACGGTTTAGTGTTACTGGACCGAACTGAGCCTGTGTGCCAGTTGGGTTGAAGAACGTACTCATGTTTGGTACGCCACCAGTGTTCGAGTTCGTCACACCGAGGATGCGACGGAATTCGTAAGCCTGTCCAATTCCACCGATACGGCTTGTGCTGTTACGAAGAATGAAAGAGCGTGGTACGAGAAGTGCCAATGCTGGTTCAAGGTCGTAAGGTACAAGACCAGTAACGCCAGAAGTTGAGTTGTTAAGTGGGTTAGTAAGTGTCCACTCAGATGAAGTCTTGGTTACATCCTGAACGCGGTCGAGAGCAGAAGTAATGTCACCAATCTGCTCAGCAGACATTCCCTTTGTTACGAGGTCGCGGATTTCGCCAATACGCTCTTCAACAGAAGCACTCTTAACGAGTGAGTTGCCGTTGAATGAAACCGAACCGGTCTTAGCAGCGCGAAGTGAGTTTGACTGGCAAACGCTAAGTGCTGACTTGTAAGCCTCGAAACGGTCAAGACGCTGTTCAGCAGGAAGTCCGCCAAACAGTTGGTCAATTGATGGTGCTGTAAAAGCCATTTTGATTATCTCCTAGATAAATTAGTTTTGAAGGATTCGCTTTGCGTCGGCTTCCATTTCGGCAGCCTTGCTTAAGTATCCAGCCTTCATTGATGGGTCAACTACTTCATGAGCAAGTTTCCGGAATCTTCCTGCTTCGCTTTGTAGTCGTTCGGCGTCAGCAGATTTACTTGCTTGTGCCTGTGTTGCACGGAGAACTGGTCCTCCGGGTGCAGCCATCTCACGTACTTCATCTAGAGCAGCCTTTAGGAGAGTTAACTCCTCTTTTGCTTCTGCTAGTTCAGCCTTTGTTGTGATGGTTTCCTCAAGACCTAAAGCCTTGACGATTTCGTTTCGGAGTTCCTCTTTGGTCTCCGGTGTTGCGTCATCTGCCGAAGCAGACTTAAGAAGGTCGGCGCTAACGCCAAGTCCAATGTATGCCATGTAGTCATCTCCTGTTTCAGTTGTTGTTGCGAATGGTTCTGCTGTTTCTTCCTCATCTGCTTCCTTTTCCCACCAGCAAATGAATAACTCAAGTGCTTGTACGAGTTGGTAAATGTCACAGACTTCGTTCTCTTCACCGCGAGCCATCTCATCAAGTTCTTCTTTAATTAGGTTAATAATTGATTGACGTACTGCCATGAGGTCATCAGCGTCGTGTTCCATTTTCTCTGTGTCAGCATCAATTGACTTCCAGTTGTCAGGAATGAGGTTCTCTTTTCCGAGTGCCTTCGCGCGCTCAATGATGTGAGACTTAGTTGCTGCTTTGTCCTTTGCACGACCGAATGCTTGGATAGCGTTCTTCAGGTCGCCGACAGTCTTGATTGGGTATGAGCCATCAGGAAGTGCCATGCCTTTGTCTGCAAGGTTTTGACGCTGCTTGTCTGAGTAATCCTTCTTCTCAGTGTCAGCCTCTACTGCCTTGTCATCTCCATCTTCAACGATGTTAGGGAAGTCGTTGCCGGGTGTGATTACATCAGCAGTTGAATCTCCTGAACCACCACAAACTTCGCACACTGCGTCAGTCTGTTCTGTGCGACCTGTTCCGTTGCATCCAGCGCAAGGACGAGCAGCAGGGTATGGGTCTTTTCCATCACGGATTACGTGGCTGTCATTGTAAACAACATCTTGTGTCATTTCGCCAGCGTCGTGAGTCATGTCCTTGTTAGGAATAAGTGCTTGCATTTCGAGGGTCTTTGTAATTTCAAGTTCACCATTGACTGCTTTAGCAATTTCAACAGTTGCAGTTGGGTTTGCTGGACGGTCAACGAGTGACACTTCCACAATCTGACCACCTACGATGCGACCGTTAGGAGCGTCTTCTGATTTAACGATACGCGCACCCTTGATACCGATTGAATATCCCTTAAGAACACCCTTTTCTACCTTCTTCATGGTGTTTGCGTCAACGACTTCTGACTTCAAGTACCAGTCATCACCATCAGCGTTGAGTTCAATACCTACACCGGCTGCGATAGAACTGTGCATCTCGCGCACGTTCGCGCCAGTAGCCAACCACTGTGGCATTGCTGTTTTGAGCCAACTCTCGTCGCAAATCTGCTGGTCAAGGTCAAGGTCTGGACCTGTTGCCTTACCATAAACAAACATCGAACCGTCTTCGGTTGACTTGAATGTTAAGTCTCCGAAGCCTACGTAGGTAACGTCTTGTGCCATTATAAAAAACTCCTCTTGTTAACTTGTTGAGATTACTGCATTAACCGTGCAACGGCAATTTGGGTGTTCAGGTGGAACGAGTGTTGAGTCTGCTGTTGAGTATGGACCATTCGCTTCTAAGTCAAGACACTCTCCACAAGCACCTTCGTATGTCACCCAAATCCATTCACCAACACCGAATTGTGAGTATTGGTCTACCGCACCTTGATTATACGCACGGTTCGTTTCTGTAATGGCAATCATGTCAGCGCGAGCATTGTCGCCAACGTATTGCCTAATAGTTTTTCCTATGTCTTTTGCTGGGTCTCCGGCAGCAATTCCATCGCCAATGATGTTTCCAATTCGGTCAATAGTTGATTTCTTGATACCGTCAACCGTTTTGTTTATTGCGTTTAGCGTTTTGAATAATCCACCGTGCTGAACGAGCGATGCTGCTATTGGGTCTCCGGGTGTCCAAGAAGCCCAGTCAAAGTTGATTGCTGCCTTGCTCAATTGTGTTACGGCAGTTGCCTTGTCGCCTAAATCCCTCACTGCATAAGCAGAACCTACATAACCACCATCAAGATAAACACCCTTCAGAGCGTTCTTGAGTTGCGTGGTGTTGAATTTAATCTTGCTGGAAACGTCAATGCTGATTTTCTTTTCTGCATTCATAGAACTAGCGACAGCCTCGTCAATGCCAGTTATGTTTTCAGAGATTGCTTTTCTGATGAGCGGAGCGTAATACTCCTCAATTTGCAGTTTGTGCTGTATCCCCGGAAGTTCAGCGATAGAGCCTTTAGTAATTAAACCTTTTGGGTTATCTGTTATCTGCGCTTTCACGATGTCGTCAGCCCAAGCAACAATGTTCTCTGGCATAGGAACTGTTCCTTTGACTAGGAAGTACGCGTCGTTGTTTAACTTGTCAGCGACCTCCTCATCAACAGTTACGAAGTCAAAAGCGCGCCATTTGCCTGTCTTGTTACGAGACTTAATGAAACGTGCAAACTCACGGATTTCTTCTGCGTGAACAGACTTCTCTTCTACGCCAGTGTTCGGCGCTTTGTCTTTATTCCCACTTTGCGAGCCTTGCGTACTTTGATTGACTTTGGGCTCTTTGCTTTGTGTTTCCTGGCTCTGCGTACTGCCATCTTGCTCCTTCATTCCAATTGTTTCACCGGCTGCGTTTTGTTCTAGTAATCCGTTTAGGAATTGAACGACATTTCCAGCAACGATAAATGGTTCGTCTGCTTCTGGCATGTCATACAGTGGCATTCCTAGTTCACCGCGTACGTCGTTCATAGTCATTTGACCAGACTCAAGAGAAACCTGATAAGCCTTTGACTTCTTTTCAAGTGCTGCGACGTTGTCATCATCATCATCGAAAGCGAATGTGATGTTCTTGTCTGTGTCAAGGAAACGACGAGAGAGAGTGTTGATTGTTTCAACGAGGAATGACTCAAGTGGCTTCTGTGAAGTTGTGAGTGCGTTCTGTGCTTCACCTTCACGCTCACCTGAACCACCCAAACCAGAGCGAGGGATAATTCCAAGTGCTGATGGGTTAACACCAAAAATTGTTGCGATGCGGAGGATTAAGAAGTTGTCGTAGTTCTCTTTGTAACGCTCGTCAATAGTCGGAGCGAACACTGGCTTGAAACCGCGAGGAAGAACCTTCATGCGGTGGCGCTCTGCATTAGAACCAGTCAGTCTGTCGTTGAACACACGCTCGAAAGCAGCAAGACGCGTAATGTCCATTTCGTCTGAGTCGGTCTCCATGAACGCCATCGGCATAGTTCCGTCTTGGTATTCAGACTTCATCCACTGCTGGCGCTCTAAGTAAAGAGTTGCAGATGGGATTGATTCCTCTACGCATGAGTATCCGTATGGCGACCACGTGCGACGGTTGCGAACAAAGTAGGCGAGTTGGTCACGCATGTATTCGTTGTTCTTACCGGGAGCGTTGAAGAACTCTCCGTCGCTTTCTGCTGATGCTTGGTACTCACCGCGAGGGAAACCCCAAAGGATTTGCTGGTATGCCGGTGCAGGAGTAGCAGGAACAGAACCGCGATTGTCAAGCAATACTTTGATAGTTGGTGCGTCAATGATTTCAAAACCAATGATTTGTTTGCCCAAGTTGTAGCGAGGATACACAGGCGTTCCGTCAAAAACAAAGTGCTGCCAAAGGAACTCTGTCATCCACTCGGTAAATGAGCGACCTAGTTGTGGGTATGGGTTCTCCCAAAACTCACGCAACTTAACGATGTCTTCGTCGTATTTTTCGCGAGCGATACGTGCTGCTTTAGCATGTGAACAGTTCTGCTCTGCCATGATTTGGTTGATGGTTGCGTCTTCAACAGAGAACGACCATTCAAGACGCGTAATCTCAGCAATCTTGATTTCAATGCAACGGTGAATGATGTCAATCTGGTCTGCCATTGAGCGGAGAACTGACCAAGGTGCTGTGCGCTGGTTGAGGTCGAGGTTCCATGCAACTGGGTATTCCCATAGGCGAGGGAGCGCGCGACCACTGTCGTCAAAGACTGGGTCTAGTGGTGCTGGAAGGAATGGCGCTGATGGTCCAAGTTGTGAACCGAAGTCGTAAGAGTAACGAGGCAGTGGGTTTGCTTGTGT